CTCAAAACAAGGATCGCAAATGGCTTTATTGCAACGATTTGCATACCTCGACAGCGGGACGCTTGGAAAGTTGAGCATAGGCGACTGGTCGTGCTTCACGATTGAACGACCATGGAAAAACAACGAGCCAAACGTGTCCTGTATCCCCGAAGGAACCTATGCCTGCCAACCATTTAGTGGGGAGCGGTTCAAAGATGTGATTCAGTTGATGGACGTACCTGATCGCAGCTATATCCTGATCCACGTTGCCAACTTCCCCCACGACATAGAAGGATGTATCGGCGTTGGAGATCGGTTCGTCTCAGATGCGCTTGAACCCGCTGTCTACAATTCCAAGAAGACGCTGGCCGCGCTGATGGACATATTCAACGGACACGAACAACGAATGACCCTGAAAGTGACGGGTGTGAGGGCTGAAGTATGAAGTGGGACGCGATCAAAGGATTAGTGGGCGCAGTAGCACCGACCATAGGGAGTGCCATAGGAGGCCCTGTAGGGGCCGGAGCGGGGAAAATACTGGCACAGGTACTAGGAGTACCGGCAGAGCCACAAGCCGTCCAGAAGGCTCTCAGCGAAGCCTCACCGGAACAACTGGCAGAGATCAAGAAGGCTGACCTAGCCTATAAGACCCGTTTGGCAGAGCTAGAGGTGGATATTTTCGAGCTTGAGACTGCCGATATTCAGGACGCAAGGAAGAACGGCGACTGGACACCAAAGGTTCTGGCATTGCTGGCGTTTCTGTTCTTCGGTGGGTACGTCACCCTCGTTACGGTTCAGCCGCCAGACGCCAATTCAGAGGCAGTGATAAACCTCGTCCTTGGTTATCTGGGAGGGGTGGTCTCAGCGGTGGTGTCGTTCTACTTTGGCGCAAGCCATAAGGCTGACAAGTAATGGCCGACACAGCAAAGAGAAAGAATCCTGAAATATGGGAGAGGGCTAAGGCAAAAGCCAAGCGTAAGATGGGCGGCAAATGGTCTGGAAGGGCTGCACAGTTAGCGGTCACTTACTACAAACAAATGGGTGGTAAGTACGAGGGTAAGAAGAAAGAGACATCACTGAGCCGTTGGACGGATCAAGACTGGGATTATGTGGGCGAGAAAGGCCAGGGTCGATATCTGCCGAAAGCTGCGAGGGATTCTCTCACGTCTGGGCAAAAGGCAGCAGGATCAAGAGCAAAAAACAAAGCTACCAAAGGCGGCAAAGGCAAGGCTTCGTATACTGAGGCGGAACGTAAAGCAGTTAGAAAGGCGACAAAACGATGAAGGGAATAACTCACTACAGGATTGATGGCACACCACATGAGGGGGACACCCACTTAATGGCGGGTGGTGTTATACACACAGGCGCGTCCCACAATGCGAGCAGTGTTCGCGTCTATCACTTCCAAGAGCTATCACCAGAGGCAAAGAGAAAAGCAATGAAGCTGATGGTTGAGAGCAACAAATCACGCTGATGGCCAGACCCTTGATTGAAATTGACTGGGATCAAGTCGACAGGATGTGCGAGATCCACTGCACCGGAGAGGAGCAGGCAGGTATCCTTGGCATCGACTATGACACCCTCAATTCAGCCTGCAAGAGAGAGAAGGGGTGTGGTTTTTCGGATTATTTCAAGCAAAAGGCGAGCGGGGGCAAAATGAGCCTCAGACGTAGGCAGTTCACCGCCGCAATGGATGGCAATTCCACCATGCTTGTGTGGCTAGGAAAGAACTGGCTTGGGCAGGCAGATCAGCCGGAGCCTGATGCACAAGATCTGCCACCAATCGTTATTGAGCGGGCAGGTGAGGCTAACTAAGCCCCAGGATGACATCTTTTTCAGTGACTCACGCTTCAGGGCTGTTGTCGCTGGGAGACGGTTCGGTAAGACATTCTTGTCTACCCATGAACTGCTGAGAGCAGCGTTAGCAGAGAAGAGTAGAAACTGCTGGTATGTAGCGCCAACCTACAAGGCTGCGAAAGAGATTGCTTGGGAGATGCTGAACGATGCGCTCCCTGACGGGTATGTGGGCAAGCGCAATGAGACTGCTTTGTCGCTAACCCTCAAGAACGGTTCGACTATATCGCTCAAGGGAGCAGAAAAGCCGGACAATCTGAGAGGGAGGGCGCTCGACTTTGTTGTGATGGATGAGTTCGCAGACATGAGGCCAGAGGCTTGGTATGAGGTCATTCGTCCATCGTTGTCTGATAGGTTAGGCTCTGCGCTATTTATTGGCACGCCGAAAGGACGCAACCATTTTTATGATATATGGACGCGAGGCGCGGATGCAGAGGAGGGCTGGCAAGCCTTCCAATATACGACCATCGAAGGCGGTAATGTTGACAAGGCAGAGGTCGAGGCAGCGCGTAATGACCTAGACGAGAGGACATTTGACCAAGAGTATCGTGCCCAGTTCGTCAATTACCAGGGCATCATTTATTACGCATTTGACCGAGAGCAAAGTGTTCGCAAGGGCTACTTAAACGACGAGCTACACATTGGCATGGACTTTAACCTTGACCCGATGAGCGCGGCAATCTGTGTGAGGGAGGCCGATCTTATTCAGGTGATTGATGAGATTGTCATCTATGGCAGTAATACCGATGAGATGGTGGACGAGATCAAGCAGAGGTATGGGGACAGACGCATAACGATCTACCCAGACCCAGCAAGCAAGCAAAGAAAGACCAGCGCGGGAGGGAGGACAGACCTATCAATCCTCCAGAACGCAGGTTTTGCGGTGAAGGTGCGAAACAGTCACCCCGCAATCAGGGACAGAATCAACAGCGTCAACAGTAGGCTCCGGTCTACCAGTGGCGCTCGGAAGCTGTTTGTTGATCCCAAGTGCAAGCAGACCATCGCTTCGCTAGAACGACAGACCTACAAGGAAGGAACGAGCCAGCCCAACAAGGACGATGGCTACGACCACATGAATGACGCACTGGGGTATCTGGTTGAATACCTGTACCCAATCAGGAAACAACGAGAGATCGAACAACCAGTGAGGTGGAGCTAGTGGCCAGCAATATCGAGTACCAACATCCAGATTACGATGCCAATGAAAACAGGTGGGAGTTATATGTGCGCTCATACCTTGGAGGCGAGGAGTATCAGGCAGGCAACTACCTGACCGGCTATCTGAACGAGTCGGAGAACGAATACGCTCGGCGCATTCAACTGACTCCGATTGACAATCATTGCCGCAACGTAGTCCACATTTACAGTTCGTTCTTGTGGCGCACTCCCCCCGTTCGGGTGTTTAACTCGCTGGCAGGAAATCCAGCACTGGATGCTGCACTGAAAGATGCTGACCTTGATGGCGCGAGCCTCAACAGTTTTATGAAGCAGGCACAAATCTGGTCATCAGTTTACGGGCACGTCTGGATTCTTGTTGATAAGCCAGAGTCCAACGCGCAGACACGAGCGGAAGAGCTAGACCAAGACATCCGCCCCTACCTGTCGCTGTTTACCCCTGAGAACGTATTTGATTGGAAGTGGGAGCGCACACCATCAGGGCGCTTTGAACTGACCTACTTGAAGCTGCGTGAAGCTGTAGATCGTGAGAACGCCACAACGAAGGTGAGTTATTACCGCATATGGCGCAAGGACACGATTCAACAGTGGAAGTCTGACGGCGACAAGGAACAGATGATTAGCGAGATCGACAACCCACTGGGCAAGATTCCAGCGGTGTACCTGCCAGCACAGCGCAGCGTGACCCGTGGCGTGGGGGTGAGCGACCTGTCAGACATCGCCTATATGCAGAAGGCAATCTATTCGGAACTGTCTGAGATCGAGCAGCTAATCCGCATCAGCAACCACCCCTCACTTGTGAAGACATATGACACAGATGCGAGTGCGGGAGCGGGGGCAGTCATCAACGTACCTGATGACATGGACAACTCAGTCCAGCCGTACCTGTTGCAGCCTTCTGGTCAGAACATCAACAGCATCCGCGAGTCTATTAGGGACAAGGTGGAGGCTATCAACCGTATGGCTCAGATGGGCGCTGTACGGGGAACAGATGCCAAAACTATGTCAGGGATTGCCATGCAGACCGAGTTCCAGATGTTGAACGCCAAGCTATCAGAGAAGGCCGATTTGCTGGAGTTAGCCGAAGAACACTTGTGGACGTACTTTTGCAACTGGCTGGACGTAACGCCCGACGTTGAGGTGTTCTATCCCGACAGCTTCGACATCCGTGATTACGACAAAGAACTGATGTTCTTGCAGCAGATGAAAGCCAGCGGCGTGAGATCAATCACCTTAACCCAAGAGATCGACAAGCAAATCGCAGACCTTGTGCTGGATGATGACAAGCTGGCGCAATCCCATGTAGAGATCGAAGGGCAAACCCAGGTTCTAGGCCAGTTCCCAGTGGAGACTGAGGCGTAGCAATGGCAGCAGCCGACGATTATTCAGAGTTCCTAGAGCGGCTGGCTGATTCGCACCAACAGCGGATCACTGGCTTCTTGCAGACCACAGAGAACGATCTGGCGAACTACCTACAGACCGCTCCGTCTACCGATGGGGCGATGTTTGATGTGGAGTGGGCCGTTAACGCTCGGACAGAAATGCGGCGGATTCTCGAAGAAGACTATTTGGCAGAAGTGCAGGACATGCTGGGCGACTACAGGGCCGTAGCAGCCGAGCAACTGGGGATGCTGAATACCTATGGCAAGTTCACCAGAGTCGCGCCAGAGGCGATTGCGGGCCTTCAGCGGCTATCTTTCCAAGGCTTCGAGGCATTAGCCAACCAACAGCTCGAAACTCTGGCGAATGGTGTCTATCAGTCGGCATTGACGGGCAGAAACAAGGACGAGTTCATCCAAGAGGTGAGAGGGCAGATCAATGGAATCTATCAAGCAAGCGATCAAGAAGAAATTCGTCAGTTGGTGGAGGTGGCTAAAAACGCAACTGGAGCCAGACAACAGGCGGCGGTTGATCGACTCCACAGTGTTTATGCTTCAGACCGCCTTGGTAATAATCTTCGGCGTTATGCGACAGGTTATGCAACGGATTCGCTCAATCAGTATTCGGCGACGTTAACAGTCACCACGGCCAACGAGCAGGGCATCGACACGTTTGAATACTACGGCGACATCATTAGAGACAGCCGTGAGTTCTGCAAAAAGCACGTCGGAAAGGAATACACCACCGACGAAATCAAGAAGATTTGGGAGGGAAGCTGGGCAGGCAAAGCCCCTGGCGACCCTTTTATTGTCAGAGGTGGCTATAACTGCCGCCATCAATGGTTACCGATAGTCGAGGAATAACATGTCCAAAGAATTAGACCGAGCCAAGAATCTGGTCGCTAGACGGCCAATACCACCCGCGATTCGTGAACTGTTGGAGCCATTGGCGGCGGCTGCACCAGAGGACGAGAAGCTGGAATTTGATGACCTTTATGGAATTGTGGATGTTCTGCTGCCTTTACCCAAAAAGAAGCGAGGAAAGAAAGATGCCGTACCACTACGGGAACAACAAGACCAAGAAGAAAAAGAAGAAGCCAATGAAGGGCCGAAGGAAGACCAATAGAAACTAGCCGCCAGCTATTGACAATCCTGTGAAGCTGGTATAATCCCACCCACTCGAAAGAGGTTCGCACATGAGCGACGAAATCATGGAAGAAGCTGCCGACACTGAACCGGCACAACAGACTGAAGTTCAGGAAAGCAAGACGTTTACCCAAGAGGAGCTTGATCGCATTGTTGCGGATAGAGTCGCAAGGGAGAAACGTAAGCACGACAAACAGCTAGAAGGTATCGACATCAACGAAGCTCGTCAACTCATGCTTGAGCGTGAACAGGCGAACATAGAACGCCAAAAGGAAAAAGGCGAGTTCGAGTCGGTATTAAAGCAGACTGTCGAAAAGAAGGATCTTGAGATTGCCGCCATGCGGATGGCGTTGGAAACCACCAAGATAGACGGTGCGTTACTGACAGCAGCAAGCAGGCACAACGCTGTAGATTCTGAGCAGGTATCGCAACTGCTACGCAACCGTGTGAAACTCTCCGACGATGGTTCGGTTGAAGTCTTAGACGATAACGGCGCGGTCAGATACAACGACAAAGCCGACCCCCTCTCAGTTGATGAGTTGGTGGGTGACTTTCTTACGGCTAACCCGCATTTCGTCAGAGCCTCCCAAGGTGGCGCTGGCACTCAGGGGATGGCTGGTGGCTCCACGCAGAAGCCTATATCTGTGGCTGACATGGTAGACAACTGGAACGATGGAGGGCGAGAAGCCTTTCGTGCGCTCAAGAAAAAAGCCAAATAAACCACTCTGACATAGGACTACTAATATGGCTGCTTCAACTAGCACAACCCTTGATGACCTGTTTGCGAATATCATCGCACAGGCACGATTCACCGCTGAAGAAGAATCCCTGATGATGGGATTGGTTACTCAGTACAACATCGGCGACGAAGCTGGCAAGACGATCCAGGTGCCTAAGTACCCTGCGATCACTGCCGCTGACCTGACCGAAGGCACCGACATGAGCAGCACGACTGTCTCTACCTCTTCCGTCTCAATCACCGTTGGTGAGGTGGGCGCACAAGTAGTATTGACTGACTTGGCTGCAATGGGCGCTGGCAACCCTGCTGAGGAGTTGGGTACGGTACTGGGTAACGCTATCGCCACGAAGATGGACGTTGACCTGATCGCATTGTTCGACGGATTCAGCACTGCCTTGGGCGCTGCTGGTCAAGAGATCACTGTTGCTGATCTGTTCAAGGCCGCTGCTACCTTGCGTAACGCAAAGGCACAGGGCGAAATCTTCGCTGTTGTGAACCCTTTCCAGGCGTATCAACTGAAAGCCAACCTGACCAATACCTTCGCTAACCCCAACGGTGGTGACGCGCAGAACACGGCTATGGTTAACGCTTACGTTGGAACTATCGCTGGCATCGACGTTTACGAGTCTGCAAACGTATCTGTTGATGGCAATGATGACGCGAAAGGCGCTGTCTTCTCACGCGAAGCCTTGGCAATCGCTATGAAGCGTGACTTCCAAATCGAAGCGCAACGTGACGCATCACTGCGAGCCTTTGAGCTTAACGCCACTGCCATCTACGGCGTGGGTGAGCTTGATGACTCATATGGTGTTGAGATGCTGTTCGACGCAGCACTCTAAGCGTTTGGATGGCCTCGCTCCTCCCTTTCCTTGGGGTGGGGCCGTCCCTTTTTTTGGAGGTTCTTTTGGCTATCACATACCGTGGCGAACGGTTCGAGGGCTACAACAAGCCCAAGCGGACGCCTAAGCATCCAGACAAGAGCCATGCAGTATTGGCAAAGCAGGGCGACAAGGTTCGTCTGATCCGTTTTGGCTTGCAGGGTGCAGAGAACAAGCCACCGAGAAAGGGTGAGAGTGAAGCGGACAAGGCCAAGCGTAGATCGTTCAAGGCCAGATTCGCCAAGCAGATAGCAGCAGGGCGCAAAGACAAAACAGCATCAGCCGCGTATTGGGCTGACAAGGTGAAGTGGTAATGGCATTTTCTCAAGACTCCGATCTGGTAGCCCTTGTCCCCGACATCTTGGACTTCGGCATCACATCATTCGCAACTGAACACGCGAAGGCGCAGACCGACCTGACCCGTACTATTCGCAATGAGTGGTGGTACAAGAAACAGATCCCAGGCGAGATGGTTCCGGCCTATCTGACAGATTCCCAGTGGACTCGCTGCAACGCCTATCTGGTGTTGTGGAAGTTCGCTCTCCCCCAACTCACGAATTGGGTACAGGATGACCGATTCCTGAACATGATTACGTTCTACCAACAGCGATACAACGAGGAGTTGGTTGCTGTATTCGCTGACGGTGTTGAGTACGACGATGACAACAGCGGCACCATTGAA